GTGTTTGTGCCAATCTGAACAGGTGATGATCGTGTTGTGCCGTCATTCAACCCTAAACGACCGAATGTATTTGCACCCCATGCCCACAGGGTTCCATCTGTCTTGATTGCAAAACTTTGCGTTTCACCTGCCTCCACCAATAGCCAATCGCTTCCAAGACCAACCCGAACTGGTGAGTTTCTTAGGGTATTATCACCAAGACCCAATTGACCGCTAACATTTGATCCCCATGACCACAGACCGCCTCCACGAATAGCCAATGAGTGCTGTCCACCAACAGAAACAGCAGTCCAATCTGTTTCGCTTCCAATCTGAATAGGCGATGATTTGCTTGTTGTGGTGCCGTCGCCAAGTTGTCCTTGGGATCCATTCCCCCATACCCACAACGATCCTCCTGTTTTTATTGCTATAGAGTGTCCACCACCCGAATCAACAATAGACCAATCTGTGGCAGTTCCAATTTGAACGGGAGAGGATCTGCTAGTTGTGTCGTTCAGCCCCAACCGTCCTGTTGTGTTGTTGCCCCATGCCCACAGGGTTCCGTTTTCCCGTATTGCTGTTCCAAAATTTACACCAGAAGAACTGGTTTTCCATCGTAGATTGCCACCCATTCTGAATGGATTTCTCACATCTCTGGTTGTTCCGTTTCCTACCTCACCATTGGTGTTCTGTCCCCATGTGAGGATAGCAGGACCGTAGTTGTTGCGGAATCCGCTTGCAGATGGCAGAATCATGGCGTGAGGTTTCCGCTTACATTAAACACGTTTGTCTGGTAGCACACAAGAGATGCCGCAGCGTGTTGTCCTGCAAGGGTAAGCCCACTGTAACTGTTGAGCGTCACGCCGCTGCTCGCAAACCGCACGCCACCTGTTCCCAACTGAATGACTGTGCAGGAGAAACCTGTGGCTCCCGCTGCGGTGTCCACACCGCACACCAACGCGCTTGCAGAGTTAAATGTAACCACCTTGCCGTTGTCGGTTGCAGTAAGGGTGTATCCGCTTGTTCGGGCGTTGAGTGCACCTGAACCTATTGCCACGCCGCTGCCGCCCACAATGGTGAGGTTGTTGAAGTCAAGGCGGGTGGGAGTGCCTCCAAGATCGGCAGCAAAAGTGTCAACGGAGGAGAATGCTCCTGCCATGCTGTTTGTGTGGGACAGGCGCAGACCCAAATTGCTGAAACCAATAGGGCTTCCGCCTATTGTCAATCCGCCAAGACCAGTTACTGTTATTGCAGGATTCAGTCCCGCACCAATAAGGAACCCGCTTGGCTCTATTCCCGCTATGGTGGTTGCACCTTGAACAACACGAAGCGGTCTGCCTGTGTGTGATGGGCTGATGTTGAGAGAAAGTGTGTTCTGCGCGGCTTGATAAGTCTGATCTGTAGTAATTCTAAAATTGCCATACAGACCGTGGGTTTCGGTGTTTGGGTTGATTATGAATGACGCAGAACCGATGTCATTAAAAGAGGATCCACCCAACTGAAATATGCCCTGACGCTGATAAACACCACCATTATTTGCTGCTGTGTCTGGATAGAATGCCAAGAAAGTTGTACCAGACCCGAATGTGAATCCTTGAGTTGCAGTTATGCTGCCTGTGATTCTCGTGTTTCCTGAAACATCAAGCGTGGATGCGGTCAATCCGCCGTTTGCAGCGACCGTTCCCGTAAATGTCACTCCACTTGCAGCAGAGAACCCTGCATTGAAGTATTGGGTAGCCGTCCAAATGTTTGCATCTGCTGTGAGCGCACCACCACCGCCACCTGATGCGGTTGACGCAATGGTTATGCCGCCTGCAACGGACGAGGTAATGGTGATGTTTGCACCTTGGTTGAGCGTGATGCCGCCTGTGATTCCGTTCAGCCGCCAAACCGTTCCCTTTGTGAGCGCAGCGGTCCCACTATCGTCCGGAAGATTGATGGTGCGATTTGCTGATAGTGTGGCTGTTTGGAAAGTAGTTGAATAGTTTCCTCCAACTCCATCATCAGACAACAACTGAAGTCCTGCTTGTGTGGTTCCTGCTATAAGCACTCCAACAGGAATACCCACTTTTACTTGTTCTATATTGTTGCTTTGGATTGTGGTTACTTGCGCAACTCCTGCACTCAAGCCCACTGTAGCAGGAAATGATGCTGTTCCAGCAAATCGCGATGTGCCACTTACGTCAAGAGTGGATGCTGTCACGCCGCCATTCAACCGTGAAACACCTGTGACATTTAGTGCAGACGCTGTTGCACCACCATTAAACCGTGCAGCGTTTGTGACATCAAGGGTTGATGCTGTTGCACCACCATTGAATCGTGCAGCGTTTGTGACATCAAGGGTTGATGCTGTTGCACCACCATTGAACCGTGCAACACCCGTTGTATCGGTGGTTTGAGTAAATGTCACACCTGATATTCCACCAAGAGGATTCAATACTCCACCGCCACCGCCAATAGTTAACCCTCTATTGATGGTTACATGACCATTAATTTCAGTCCCACCAACAACTTTCAAATCATTAATCACATCTATTCTTGATGCTGTAACACCTGCGGCAAATCGGGCAACACCTGAATGGTCAGTGATGCCGAATGTTGCACCTGATGTAACGGTGAGAATATCTGCTGCGTTGTCACCAACCGTGACGTTGCCATTGAATTTGGCAAGACCTGTGACATCAATGGTAGATGCCGTAACCCCACCGTTTGCAGTGAGAACACCTGTTGCGGTAATCGTAGATGCAAAACGAGCGGCACCAGAATGATCAGTGATGCCAAAAGTTGAACCTGATGTAACGGTGAGAACATCGGCTGCATTATCTCCAACTGTAACGTTTCCATTGAACTTGGCAAGACCTGTGACATCAATGGCTGAAGCGGTAACACCTGCATTCAACCTCACAACACCTGCTGCATTCACGGTGGATGCAAATGTGACACCTGCGGCAAATCGGGCAACACCTGAATGGTCAGTGATGCCGAATGTTGCACCTGATGTAACGGTGAGAACATCGGCTGCATTATCTCCAACTGTGACGTTTCCATTGAACTTGGCAAGACCTGTGACATCCACCGCTGAAGCAGTGATACCACCATTTGCAGTGAGAGCACCCGTTGCCGTAATCGTGGATGCAAAACGAGCGGCACCAGCATGATCGCTAGTGGATTCAAATGTTACTCCACCAACAACATCAAGAACACCGCCAACATCAACGCGACCTGACAGCGTGACACCCGATGTAACGGTGAGAACATCCGCTGCATTGTCACCAATAGTGACATTCCCGTTAAACTTGGCAAGACCTGTTACGTCAAGTGTGGATGCGGTCAACCCGCCGTTTGCAGAAACAGTTCCTGTAAATGTAACACCAGCCGCAGCAGAGAATCCTGCATTGAAGTATTGAGTAGCGGTCCAAATGTTCGCGTCCGCTGTAAGTGCACCACCTCCACCAGATGCGGCGATGGTTATGCCACCAGCGACAGACGAAGTGATAGTGATGTTTGTGCCCTGATTAAGTGTGATGCCACCCGTGATGCCATTGAGCCGCCAAACCGTTCCCTTTGTAAGTGCAAGGGTTCCGCTGTCGTTTGGAAGGTCTAGCGTCTGACCCGCTGAAAGCACCGTTGTTCTTAGCGTAGAGAAGTATATTCCTCCTATGCTGTCGTCGGATTTAAGTCTAATACCCGACCCAATTGGCGCAGACGCACTGAGAGGGGTGTCAATAGTGATGTTTTGAGATGCGCTACCTTGTATTGTGTTTACGCGAATGATTCCTGCACTCAAACCCACAGAGTCAGAAAAAGATGCTGTTCCAGCAAATCGCGATGTGCCACTTACGTCAAGAGTGGATGCTGTCACGCCGCCATTCAACCGTGAAACACCTGTGACATTTAGTGCAGACGCTGTTGCACCACCATTAAACCGTGCAGCGTTTGTGACATCAAGGGTTGATGCTGTTGCACCACCATTGAATCTGGCTGCATTCACCACATCAATTGTCGTGGCAGTTGCACCACCGTTGAATCGTGCCACACCAGTGACATCAACAGTGGAATTGAACGTTGCTCCGTTTATTCCACCAGATGGGCTGATTGCTCCAGAAACAGTCAATCCCTTATCTACTATTACACCATCAAGACTTGACAGACCAGTGACGGTAAACGCTGTTCCCAAACCAGATGCTGAAATTCTTACAGGTCTTTCAAAAGTAGTTCCGCTTCTTACAAGAAGAACTGCCTGTGTCAACCCACCAACAATCTGCCCACCGCTTGGACCGATTATCACGTTCCCATTGAATGCGGCATTTGACAGGGCAGCAAATGATATTCCAGTTCCTATAGACGTTCCCGCTGGAATCGCAGTTGTTGGATAAGTTACTCCACCTGCGTGTCCAGAAACCACAATAGAATCAAATGTTACGCCAGAGGCAAACTCAACAAGTCCTGCAAAATCAGCCCTTCCATTGAAGGTAGAACCCGATGTCACCGTAAGGACATCGCTTGCAGCATCGCCAACTGTCACATTGCCGTTGAATTTCGCAAGACCCGTGACATCTAGGGTTGATGATGTGATTCCTGCTGCAAATCGGGCAACACCTGCGTGATCTGTTGTTGACGAGAAAGTTACACCAGCAGCAAATCGTGCAACACCTGAATGGTCAGTGATTCCAAATGTGGCACCCGATGTCACCGTAAGGACATCGCTTGCAGCATCGCCAACTGTCACATTGCCGTTGAATTTCGCAAGACCTGTTACGTCAATTGCTGAGGCAGTGATGCCACCGTTTGCAGTGAGAACACCAGTTGTGGTAACTGTGGATGCAAATCTGGCAACTCCTGAGTGGTCAGTGATGCCAAATGTGGCACCTGATGTGACCGTAAGAACATCTGCTGCATTGTCACCAACAGTAACGTTACCGTTAAACTTCGCAAGACCAGTCACATCCAACGTGGATGCGGTCAACCCACCATTCGCAGCAACAGTTCCAGTAAATGTAACACCACTTGCAGCAGAGAACCCTGCGGCAAAATATTGAGTAGCAGTCCAAATGTTTGCCGCACCTGTTAGGGCACCAACGCCATCGTTGGTTGCAGCAATGGTTATCCCACCCACAACCGACGAGGTGATGGTGATGTTCGTGCCTGCATTGAGAGTTATGCCGCCTGTTATTCCATTTAAGCGGTGGACAAAGTTGTTCCGTGCGTATTGATATACAGAGTTTTGCGTAGGCACGCGGTTCTGTGATGCAGCCGATCCTGCACCCATGTCCACACCGCCCGTGACCTCGCCGCCGATCCACTTCTGATCGGCAGTGTTGCCGATATACAGGGTGGAATTGGTGACGTTATACGCAAACTCACCAGTGGTAAGACCTGATGGCGTTGTGGTTCCACGCTTGATTTGAATTCGTGTAGACAATACTCACTCTCCCAATAGATTCAGAACAGAATACCCATTATGTATAGGTTCCGCCATCAACGTAAACGATGTCAGAGTTCCATGTTCCGCTTGTGATTGTGCCAACGCTAGTTAGGCTAGACGAGACAACGGTTGATCCCAATGCAGTCTTGCTTAGGACTTCATACGCTTCTACGTAATACTTTCCAGTAGCACTTGTGAGGTTGAAGTTTTGATTCGTGTTCCAAGAGTTTGCAACTTCTTCTGCCGCTAGACTTCCACCCAATCGCTTCCAATAAAGAGTCTTGTCTCCTGTGCCCTTGAGCGTAATGCCGCCGCCGTCAGCAGCAGTGTCGGAAGGAGTATCAGTATCTGCAAGCACAATGTTCTTATCGTCCACCGAAATTGTGGCGGAGTTGATTGTGGTGGTTGTGCCGTTTACTATGAGGTTGCCGCTAACTGTGAGAGTTGCACCTACCAGCACGTTGCCGCTGAACGTTGCACCTGCTGCGGACACGCCACCGTTTGTCTGCACCAATCCGTAAAGGCGAGTAAGCGTGGTTGCGCTTGTGCCGATGGTTGTGGAGTTGGAGCCTTGACCAAGCGCACTTGCACCAATCACTATTTCATTGTTGGTGCCGTCACTCGCGGCACGGGATTCGTAACCGACATAGATGGAGTTGGATGAGTTCTCAAGCAGATCGTTTCCACTTCCGTAATATCTGCCTGCCATGTATCCAAGAGCAACACCCGCACTTCCACCAAGCAACTGCCTGAATGCCTGATCACCAACGGCAGTCAAAGAGGATCCGTCTTCAATTGAACCCAATGCCCGTTGACCAATTGCGGTGTTGCTTGCACCTCCGCTGTTGCCCTGCAACGCTCCCCAACCCACCGCAACGTTTCCACCACCGCTCACGTTTGCTGATAGGGCATTGATTCCCAATGCAGTGTTGGTGGCAACACTTCCGCCACCCCTTCCTACGGTTAGGGAGTTCACCCGTATGTCATTTGCAAATGTCCCGCCTGCTGCGGATATGCCTATGGTGAAGGAATTGAGTGCGGTAAATGTATTTGCTGCGGCTAGTTGTGCCCATCCGCTTGCAGCGGTTCCACCTAAAGCCGATGCGTTGGTTGCCGTGCCTGTTAACGCACCGCTGAATCCTGCATTACCTGTGACCAGGCGGCTAAATGTTGCCGTTGCGCCGTTGACTGTTCCGTTGAAAGTGATGCCACCCGCAGCGGATATGCCTGCACTGAATGTCTGCAACTGCGTCCATGTTACAGCATCGCCTGGAGTGACTCCACCAACGGTGCTCACGTAGTCCTTGACCGCTTTTGCGTTGACTATCCAGTTGGTCAACCCTGCGGCAATGTCCGCACTTGCACCGCTGATCCGTGCACCCACCCACGCGGCAGTGACACCATGACCCAAGCCAATGTAAAAATTGCGGTTGGTGGTGTCAAATGCTGGCTCTCCAATGGTCAACCCTGCACCCTGTGTGGGTGCCGCTGTGCCGCGTCGGAATGTAATGGTAGTGCTCATGTGCTTTCCCCTTTTGCTTCTTTATTTAGGTTCAGTACCAACCAGCGTCCACGAAACCACCTGTGATCCCGTAGCCGCTGTTGAACCTAATATTTGAGTTCATGGTGAGGGTCGCGCCCATGTAAACAGGGGCAGTAAAAGTTGCTCCCCCTGCGGAAAGCCCACCGTTTAGGGTAAGCAAGTTGCCTACTGTAAGGTTTCCGTCAAACGTGGATCCTTTTCCTCCTGCGGTGAAGCCGGTTGCGTGAATGAAACCAGTTTGAATGACACCAGTAACTTGGCTAATGGTGGTGGTGTAATCGCCCACAGGACTGATCGTGAGATCAGAATTCATCTGCACCGTTCCTGCGTTCATGGATATCTGAGGAACGGCATCGTTGCTTGTTATTCTGAAAGCAGAGGTCTTTTTTCCTGCTGTAGCACCATACACTTTTACTTCAAAAGCATTCGCTAGGTTGTCCCCAATACCCATCAACAGGGTTGTTGAGTCACCTCCACCACCTCCTGCCACATATCGTGAATACTCACCCCAGGCAGCGAGCAGGAAGGATAAATCTGCACCATCTACAACACCTGATGAATCTGCGTCAGGATTCCAAGCATATCTGTTTTGATTTGTGATTCGTATCCACGCACCTGTGACACCACCAAATTCAAAGGATACACCACCGTCCCAAAGATACATTCCGTAATCTGCAATCGGTCCAGATACAATTGCCACTTCACCCTGAACTCCTGGTCTTGGGAGATCGGAAGTGGTGCCGTAAGTGCTGATGATGCTTACAGCCTGTCCGTTTCGTATCAAATCTCCACCATAGGAAATATTGTTTTGAACAGACAGAGTTCCACCAACATACAATGTATTATTGAAAGTAACTCCACCAGCAGCCGAGATGCCGCCGTTTGCGGTCAGCAGACCGCCCACCCACACGTTGTTGTGGAATGTGACACCACCGCTAGCAGAGATGCCGTTGTTGACAACTAGTCTGCCTAGCGTGGCACCGCTGCCAGACAACCCTGCCGTGAAATGTGAAAGCGAATTGAATGTGATCCCGCCAGCAGCGGAAATGCCGTTAGTGAAAGTCTGCAATCCTGTAAAGGTGTTTGCAGTAAGGAGAGCACCTGTATTGGTGATGGTAACGGTTCCTGTGTTACCAGAAATAAAAATACCCGTGCCTGCTTCTGCCCGTGTCACACCTGTATTGGTGATGGTAACGGTTCCTGTTGCGCCAGAAACCGAAATTCCGTCACCAGGAACCGCAGCAGATACACCTTGGACTGCGCCTGTGCGACCGTTGAAAGAAGTGACTCCCTCGTTTGCAATCTCTTGTTGCACATATGCAGTGGTGGCAATTCGGAGGCTGTTGTCACCTATTGGTGCGGTTGTTGCAGTTGGTGTTCCTACAAGGTTTGGTGACGCAAGTGTGATCCCACCAGAGGCAGATATGCCGCTGTTGACAACAAGTGTTCCAAGCGTTGCACCGCTTGCAGACACGCCAGCCGCAAACCGTGCAATTCCAACAACGTCAAGCGTTGATCCAAGAGTGACACCACTCACAACATCAAGAACACCACCAACATTAAGTCTGCCACTAACTGTTGCACCGCTGGTGACTACAAGAGTTGCTAGTGTTGTACCTGAACCCGATATGTCTAATCCACCAATACCATTTATGGTTCCAGTTACAAACAGAGTTCCGAATTGACTTAGACTTCCAGCGGTTACTCCGCCTGGTGCCCAAACGCCTCCACCAAGAGTCAAGCCACCTGATGCTGATATTCCTCCATTGACAACGAGTCTGCCTAATGTTGCACCCGATGCAGACAGACCAGCAGAAAATGTGTTCAGTTGGGTGAACACATTGACACCACCAAGAGTTACTCCACTAACATCTCCTGTCAGCCCATTGAATGTCTGAACACCACTGAGGTATATGGAATTTCCTACGGTTCCGCCCACATACAGGGTCTTGTCAGCAAGATTGACAGCAAGTTCTCCTCGCGTTAGACCGCTGGGAACTCCTCCTGTCGTTGCCTTGCTTTTGATTCGTATTGAAGCCATAACCTAGTAGTTAGGCGCGGCTCAGTAAGTCTGCCCGTCTAACTGAGCCTCCTCTTTCTTCTTGCCCCGCTTGGACAGGCTATCCACCTTTGCGTTTGCTTCTGCCAACCGCTCCTCCAGCCATTTGCATCGTGCCTGCTGCACAAGGAAGTTTGCCTCAAGAAACAGGATCTGATTGTTCATCTCCTGCACCTTCTTCTGTAGAAGCGGCACCACCACAGTCTCATTGTAATTGGGTTCACTCATGACTATTCCTTTCTAGATTAGAATTATGACCAAACTCCACCATCAACGATTGCTTCTATTTGGGTGCACGATATAGTATTTGTGAAGGGGTTGTAAGTTATTCCGCTGTCAGCCCTCATTATGCGTGTTCCACTTGCGCTCGCGTCAACGAAAGTAATGAAGAATGTGCTATTGGTTGATTCTGTATTTGTAATATTTACGGAATCCGCAGTAAGCCCTGTCAGCGCGGAGAACGATGCCCAAGTGGGCACGTTGTTTGCCCCTCCTGAACTGAGATATTGACCAACAGTTCCCGCGTTTGACAGCACCGAAAGCCCCGTGCCGTCCTTGAACACGATTCCGCCTGAAACGCCGGTGGTAGACAGATCCTTGTTGGTTCCGCCGTATGCCAATCCAATGATAGACGCGTTCCACGTTCCTGCGACAAGAGTTCCAACTTTAGTGAGGCTTGAGTACAAAACTCCTGTTCCAAGCGTTTGTCCAGACAGAACTAACGTTTCTCCAATATAGTAACCTGTTGATCCGCTTGCAATATTGATGCTCTTGCTGCTTTCCCATGCCTTGATGTTATTGTTGTAGGCAAACGAGATAATTGGTGCAGTTGTGGAGCCGATATAAACGCCTGCCGATACTCCAAGCGCATCGGTATTTAAAGTTGAACCGAGAACAAGATATTTGTCTTGAATGAGGAGTTGGGTTTCGTTTACTGTCGTTACGGTTCCCTGAACGTACAGGTTTCCGTTGACAGACAGGGTTGCTCCTACGGTAAAATCGCTTGAGACATAGCCGCTCCCTGTCACATCAATCCTAGAAGCAGTCAGTCCACCATTGAAGAAAACAGGTCCAGCAAAGGTGGAACCATTAGATGCGTATATTGTAGATGCAGAAATGCCAGATGCAAATCGCGAAAGGCTTGTGACATCTAATGTTGAAGTGGTAATTCCAGACGCAAATCGGGCAACTCCTGAATGGTCAGTGATGCCGAATGTGGCACCAGATGTGACTATAAAGACATCTGCTGCATTGTCACCAACCGTGACGTTACCATTGAACTTGGCAAGACCTGTGACATCAATGGCTGAAGCGGTAACACCTGCATTCAACCTCACAACACCTGCTGCATCCACGGTGGATGCAAATGTGACACCTGCGGCAAATCGGGCAACACCTGAATGATCAGTAATACCAAATGTTGCACCTGATGTAACGGTGAGAACATCGGCTGCATTATCTCCAACTGTAACGTTTCCATTGAACTTGGCAAGACCTGTGACATCAATGGCAGATGCCGTAACCCCACCGTTTGCAGTGAGAACACCTGTTGCGGTAATCGTGGATGCAAAACGAGCGGCACCAGAATGGTCAGTGATGCCGAATGTGGCACCAGATGTGACTATAAAGACATCTGCTGCATTGTCACCAACCGTGACGTTACCATTGAACTTGGCAAGACCTGTGACATCAAGGCTTGATGATGTAATTCCTGCTGCAAAACGAGCAACACCTGCGTGATCGGTAGTAGTTTCAAACGTAGCACCGCTGATAACGTCAAGAACGCCACCAACATCAAGTCTGCCGCTAACTGTTGCACCGCTATTAACTGTGAGAGTTCCTAGTGTTGCACCACTTGCGCTAATTCCTGCGTTGAAGGTATTCAGTTCGCTGAATGTGTTTGCACCAAGAGAAGCACCTGTTACTGCCCCTGTCCTGCCATTGAACGAATGAACACCTATGTTGGTGACTGTAACTGTGCCCGTGTTTCCTGAAACGGAAATGAACGAGCCAGCAGAAATGTAAGTAACACCAATATTGGTGATCGTTACTGAACCAGTTGCTGCGGAAAGTGATATGCCGTCCCCTGCAACCGCAGAGGATACACCCTGCACGGCTCCTGTGCGACCGTTGAATGTGGTTACGTAGTCACCTACTATGCCGCCACCGCCACCACCACTTCCAAAAGTGAATCCAGTAGTCCAACCGCTGTTTGCTGTGGTTCCTATTAGGGCATAGTAAGCAGTAACGCCGCTCACATATACAATCATGCCCTCTTCGCGCATTTCATCGCGAATGCTTTCCATTTGTGTAGTTGTGCCTAGAGAACGAATTCCGCCTTTGAAATAACCAGGACCAACTATTTCCCAAGAGGAATCAGCAGTAGAACTGAATAAACCGTAGAATGCAGTAACACCACGAACATACACCATCATGCCGCGCTGTCTTCTTAGAGAAGTTATTGCACGTTCTGGAGTTGAAGGATTTACTGGTTCTCCTGCACCAGTAGGAAGCAATAGATCTGTAGTTGTTCCGACACTTCGGAACCCACCAAGACCATAAGTGTAATCGTATACAGGATATGTGTCTTCGTAATTCTTCGGAGCAAGAAGACCTAGTGCTACTTGTGTTGATGGTATTGGTGTTGGCATTTATGTGTTCCTAATTACAACATTTCATGCAATAACCAAAGTAAACGCATCAAAATATGTGTTCTGTGTTTGATAGATCTTGTAGGTTATAGAATGCCCGTGTGCGTTGGTTACTGTTGTGGTGGGAACAGTTCCTACAATTGGATCATTTGAAAGATTTTTCAGAGGAACTCCCACGCCTCCTGATTTTATTGAAGTTACTGTGTAACTGCTTGGTACGAAAACATACAGATATTTTGCGGTAGCACTTGAAGATATGGACAGGCTGCTTGGGTTAAATCCGCTTGCAGATGTATTGAGTGAGGTGCTTCCTTCAGCCAAAAGTGAAGGGTCTGTAAGACCATCAGTTGCGCTCTTTCCCCAATATGTTCTTGCCCACCAAGAACAAGACTGAGTGGTTGAAGCGGTGTCTCCTAGTGAAGTTGGAAGTGGAGATCCAAACGCAACCCATGCGTTGTAGTCACTTACTCTTGCAGTAAAGGTAAAACTTGAACCGATTGTGGTTGATCTTATGTCTGTGGATAGGTTTATTCCCGCTTTGGATGCAGCATATGCAGTTGCGCCCATAAGAGTTCCGCTTCCGCTACCGCTTGGGGCAGAAGTGTTCGTATGAGAATAAACTATAGAATAGCCTTCAGAATCAATATTGTCTGTGTTTGTAGCAGAAGAAGTCACGGTTCTGGTTCCGCTTGATGCGGCAGTCTGACCCAACTCCAAGTTTCCACTACTGAAACTACCAACGGAAAGGCTACTAATAGTTGCAGCACGGAAAGAGAAAAGCATTCTCTCTAGAATTTCTAGAACTGTGCTGCCTGCGATGGAAGAACCAGTTGATAGTGCTCCAACTGTAGTGTTGGTTGTTGCAGAGTCGTTCCAAGTGACTCCTAGTAGATTCACAAAACCAGTTGCGCCTTGTGCTCTGTTGGAATTAAGGAATGATACTGCAAGTTTTTTCCATGATGAACCAGTCGCACCCAAGCCAGTTACACCAGATGAAGAGGCAATTTTTGTGTCTATTCTTCCCTCAACCGCACTAACGGTTGGAATAGTAGTCTCTGCCGTAGCCCCACTCCAATACGTGGGCGAGTTAAGGATTTCTGCGCCGATCCAAACACATACACCTGCATTATTTGCAATATACAGGCGGTTTGCAGTATAGCCTCCGCTGCCCTGAACGAATGCCAACTCACCGAATGTCAAGCCTGTGGGAAGACTATTGGTTGTGGTGCGCTTGATCCGTATGATTGCCATTTTTAGAATTCCCCTCCGTCAAGTGACACATCTGTTACAGGCTCCACATCGCCGTCCAGCGTGAACCCGCTGAAGCCTGTCTTGGACACGATAGGACCGTCCACGACCAACGTTCCTGTGATATTTAGGTTTCCTGCTACCCCCAAACCACCGCTGAGGCTGATTCCGTCAAGGTTTGCGGTGAATGTAGCCCCGTCCCCAATATTGAAATAATTGGCACGGAACCCGCCGTCTGTGATCCGCACATCAGGCGGCAACTCCAGCGTGTAGCCCCCTGCGGTGTTGCCTGTGACTAGGATTTCGTTCTCCACCCCGCCAATGACCACCGAGCCGCCTGCCACTGTTTGGTTCTCCCACCCCTCACCGTTCCACCGCCAAGTCTTTCCTGCGAAAGAGTATATTTGATTGGTGACTGGATTGGACGGGAAGTTCAGTGGCATCAGTAGACCAATTCTTCCCAAGACATGAGTGCGGTTATGTTCTTGTTTGCTCCGTGCGCTGAAATCACAAGGGTCACGGTGTCTGCTGTTCCGCCAATGCTCTTGCCTAATTGGTAGTTGAAATTGCTTGGTCCTTCAAGGGTAAATGTGTCCAACTCGGTGAACACCCCTCCACCAATTTCATCCCCGCCGCTGAATGCGGTTGCGGACTTGTCAAACTGAACTATTCCATTGGGGTGCGTAACCCAAGACGCACCCGTAAGAGTGGCATTGAGAAGAAGCCTGTAGTGGTATACACTCTTGTCGTTTGAGATAATGTCCAATTGAGTAGGCACAACAATTGCATCAGTGCGAGTTGGATTGAGCCGTATGGACATGATGGGGTAATAGGTGCCTGCAACGGAAAGATTCTTCATCTCTGCGGATGAGGTCAATCCCACCCCTGCACTGTGCTTTACTGATCGCCCTTCGTATCCGCCCTCTGATATCACGGTGGAACAGATCTGCGTAAGAGTGCTGCCCGACGCTGCGGCATTGTTGCCGTTGAATATCTCGTAGCGCACAGGCAGGCACGCGGTGGTCATGTAGGTTGCAGGCTTCTCGTTATCGTTGTGGAAGGTGTGTGCAACCACAAAGCGACCGTCCACCACGAACCCGCAGCGCACATCACCCACACCCAACCACTCCACATCCATCCACACGATGTTGCCCTTTGTGGTGTCAAGTGTTCGCCCGCTGATTCCGCTGCCGTCCAACTTGTCGCCCAACCACTCATGCTGATACACACGGGTTTCGGCAGTGCTGCCTGTAACGTTTGAGCGGAGAACAAATGCAAGGGAGTTTCCTTGCAGACCGCCCTTCTCAAAGAATATTCCGTTGTAGTCGTTGTAGTATCCCACGCGCTGCGTGAGATTAGCCTTTCCGCCATTCATTGCGAATGAATTGAGAATGAGCAGCGACTTTCCAGGTTGATACGGGAACGAATACCGGGATTGGCGAATCACCTTTGAACCTGCGGTGGCTCCAACCTGCAACTTTACAGTGCCTTCGCTTTCGCTATGGTATGCTGTTCCGCCCTCCACAACCATAACATCAAATTTTCCATTAAGACCGTAGCGGTGCTGCGCATCAAAGATGGTGTGTGGCTCGGAGATGCGCAATCGCGAAAACGAGTCAATTGCCGTATCCTCAAAGCCAATCTTGTTGTTGAACAGATAACTCATACGATTCTCCAGCCCATTCGGTAGATGAAATGCAGCCCTGCGCTGTTTATATTAATGATTGCTTTGTCCTTGTTATCTATGGTGTCTCCGTCAGCACCCTGCACAATGATACGGTGATTCCATGATGATGCCCGTCCTGCCTCGTCCTTTACGATTATTTCACGCCCCGCTTCAGGTGAATCAGGCAGGGTGACTGTGCAAACTCCATCGCAACTCACACCGATGTAGTAGTCAAGCGCAGATGCCTCATAGGACGCACCTGTGACACCCACAACAGTGTTGATGGTGGCAGAGATAACGTTTGTGGTGGCAGGCTGAACCCACTGCTCGGAGTTGCCGTCGTTGATGTAGATGTATTCCTGTCCGTTGTCGGAATCCATCCACCGCGAACCCACAGTCACGCCTTCGGTGGGCGGTGTCTGCTGGTAGAAGAAGTTGGTGTTGCCTGCCACTCCTCCACCGCCGCCAACGATATTCACGGTTACGGTTCCGCCCACCTTTGTGACAGACTGCACTCCTGCGCCTGTGAAGTCTATTACGCGAACATCAGGTGTGATCCGCGTGCCGTTGTAGCGAATCGCAACCTTGCCGCCACCACCAGTGGACGCAAGCCACCCCATGTCCGTTGCCGATGGGGTCTTGCCGCTGAGAATCTTCTTCAGGATCTTGTCTAGGCGTTCTTCGTCTATTGATATGGATTTGGCTTCTGCATCGTAGACAAGCGGGAACTTTGCGGAGACAAGCCCTGAGTCGCCCTTGTCGCCTTTTTCTCCCTTGAGTCCACTCTTACCGCTCTTGCCCGTCGCGCCACGCTTGCCTTCAGGACCGCGTTCGCCCCTCTCGCCACGGGGACCAACAGGACCAGCAGCACCATTAGCACCGACAGGACCACGCTCACCGCGTTCTCCTTTTTCTCCGCGTTCGCCTTTTTCTCCACGTTGACCAGTTTCGCCACGCTCACCACGTTCACCGCGTTCACCTTTTTCACCGCGATCTCCTTTCGCGCCTGTAGCACCGCGCTCTCCGCTCTCGCCTCTTTCACCACGCTCACCGCGTTCTCCGTTTTCGCCACGTTCACCCTGCGGTCCTTGTGAACCGATTTCGCCACGCTCACCGCGTTCACCTGTTGCACCACGCTCGCCTGTTGCGCCGCGTTCACCCTGCGGTCCTTGTGGTCCACGATCACCTTGAATCCCCTGCCACCCACGCGGTCCTCGTTCGCCGCGCTCTGCTGCCTGCGGTTGAGTTGCGACTATTTCCGTCAGGACTTCCGACAACCCCTTTCGGAACTGCCCCATCTTCTCCTCTGTCACGTATGCTGGTGGCGGTGGAACTTCTTCCACTTCCTCCAGCACAGGAGCCATTGGTTGTGGCACTTCCTCAAATATGGAGTCTATCTGCGTGTCCCCTGCCTCTATACGCAGTGCTGCTCCACGGGGATCAATGAAATAGGTTTCACCCACACCGCCCAACTTCAGCACATGGGGATCGTGGCAGTCCGCTTCGTCTATGAGCATGAACTGGTCGCCCTTCTTGTAGGACGAACCGCGAATCTCCCGCACTAGCCGAAATAGGCTACCCGACGAATACTTCCCTTCGCTCAGGGCAGCAGTTCGTTGGGCAGGGGGTTTGGGGTCACTCTTACGGATATCACTCATTACCCGTATTTAGGCAGTTGGAGGCTCCTTCACCGTGAGCGCAGCCCACGAATGGGGGAACAGCGGCTGTATTATTTCGCATATTGCCTCTGCGTACTTCTGAACCTCCCATTGTGCGTGAGCGTCAATTCGCTGTGCGTAGACCCGTGCAAATGCCGCAAGGGATCCTGTCCACCACCACTCGGTATAGGTGGACTGTGGAAGAACTCCCCGTGCCTGTTCAGGTGCAACGCCCATGTTCAGGAGGTGCTTGTAGGTGTTGAGGGCTTCCTTTGCTGCGGTGTCAAACGACAAGTTCGCGGCATTGTAGTTGTGGGAATACTCCATCTCCCCGCTGGATCCCTGCTTTGCGCCATCGGTGGGTGCGTTGCGCCATCGGGGATGGTAGATCTGCGGCTCGTCCGAAACGTAGCGGCGGGACACCTCGTTCATCACCAATCCCACCTGGTGCTTGCCCAACTGCGCACGGACAAACATGGGAGTCTTGATGCGGATGGTGATCTGTGGGTGGGCAAAGGGAGTCCAATGCTGATGCCGTGCAAGATACTTGATCAGTTTCTGATCACGCTCAGACAACTTTCGTGGTCCACCAAACTCGTTCCATCTTGGCTCGTCGTCCCAACTGCTCTCCTTTGCAAACGACACCCGTGCGGCATTGACAACCGTTAGGTCGTTGCCCATGTGGTCCACATACTGCACGAACCCGTGATCCAACACATCAATCTTGTCCTTCATTTGACTCTCCATTGTGAAAATCTTGCCCTTGCTGTCAACCCACTGCACGAACACTCGTCAATGATCCGTTGGACTTCCCCTGCCGAACGCCCACCAAGAATCATGTCATTTATGTCTTTCTCTCCCACGCCCTCGCCCCACACGCAAACCGTGTGTCCGTCCGCGATGGCACGATCCATCTTGGAAACGATTTCCACATTACGCGGCTCATTGTCGTACACAACAACACAGTCGCGAAAAAGGCGAATGCCATCTGACAGTTCACTGCCAGCAAGAGCAACTGCATTATCCAAAAATACAGAATCAATCGGACCTTCAACTGCATAGACCCTCTTGGAGTAGTCCACGCGATCCTCACCGTAGATTGCCCTGCCGTCCTTTGCAAACTTTACGGTGATGTATCGGATGGATCCTGGAGAACCGCTGAGGCATCTTCCCTGTGCAGCGAGGAGTTCTCCCCTTTTGTTTACGAAGGGGATGACGATACGCTCGTCATTCGGTATGGATGTGTATGTAGGGTCAATGCTGCGAACCCAATCGCCAAACGAATCTGAAAAATAGAAGCGGTCAAGGCACGGCACTTTACGCGACTCCAAATACCGCCGTCCGATGTGATCCGTTGGCAGCGCGTCCACACGGGGCAGGCGAATCTCTGCCTTGGGAATGATGGCAGTCTCTTGGGGCTTGATGTAGTTGCTCTTCCCATTCTCCCCGTTGCGCCACCGCTCCAGTGCGTATTCGTGGGCAAGGGCAGGAGCCACGTGTTCCAGGAAGCGGTAGAGGGAATGCCCCACGCCACAGTTGTGGCACTTGTAGAAGTAGTCGTTCTTCTTGGGGAAAAAGAAGCCACGTGCCTTTCGCTTGTTCTTCTGCGAGTCTCCGCAAAGGGGACAGCGGCAATTTGCCAAATCAATGCTCTTCCACTTGAATCGCTCCAATTGGGGCGATGCCATGTTGATGTATTTCTTGTCAATGAACGCACTCATATGGTCCAGTCCGAAGTGTCGCGCTTGCCGAACTTGCTCTTGAAGTCACGCTTGCCGTAGCCTGCGCCAAAGGAGTTCTCCTCGTCCTCCGTAATATTTGAGTCTGTGAGAGTCTTGGACTGCCCCAAGTCAATATCGTAGAACTTCATCTTGGCGTAGTTCAGCCCCACGATGAACTTCTTGTTCGCGCCCTTGCTGTTGTAGCGGTTCTTCAACTGCTTCACCATGATCTGCCCGCTCTTCTCCAATTCCTCTGTGGTGATGAGAGCAATCATCAGGTCTGCGGTGTGCGGCAATCCGAAGGATTCGCTTGTGTCTGTGAGGTCAACATCGGTGGACGAGAAGCCTGCACGATTCACCTGCGTTGCGCTCACGATGGGAACGTCCCGCTCCATTGCCAAGCCGCGCAACTCCTCTGCAATGGCTTTCACGTAGCCGTAGGAGTTGATGTTGTTGCCGCTCTTGAACCGCGCAGAGGAGCAGATGTTGATGTAGTCCACGAAGATGATGTCAGGCGTGAACTGCTTCTTCATCCGCAACTCGTCCAACAGGATTCGGAAATGCCCCACGTTCGCTGCGGATGTGGGATACTCCTTCACGATCAGTTTGCCGCTTACGCCACGGGTGCAGGACTTCAGGCGGGACTCGTACATTTCACGCGACAGCAGTGCCAAGTCGTCCATCGTGATGTCCATGATGTTTGCGTCAATACGCTCTGCGATACGCTCCTCTGACATCTCAAGGGTAATGTACAGGACATTCTTGTTCTGCATGAGGCACGCTGCCGCGTGATGGCACATGAACAGGGACTTGCCCACACCCGTGCCTGCCATGATGATGTTGAGGGTCTTGGGTGTGATGCCGCCCTTTGTCACCACGTTGAACATCTCTAGATCAAACGGGATCTTTCTTTCAACTCGGTGGTAGAACTCGTAGCGGCTGTCATAATCCTCCAAATAATCATGACCAACGTTAGTATCAAAAGAAACCGCAAGAGCCTGTGAGAGAATTTCGGGAAGAGCATGAGGGGTATGAACCTTGTCCTTTCCATCAATGATTTGAATGGATTGAAGAATGGCATTGTAGATTGCCTTGTCTTTGCAGAACTTCTCTGTGGTGTCAACAAGCCATTGGGTGTCCTGCTTGGGACTCCGCGCTGCCTCCGTCAGCAGATCCTTGCACCGCTTGAACTCGTCTTCGGTGAGGTTGCTGTTGCTCTCCAGCGAGATTGCAAGTGCTTCCTTTGTGGGGATGCCCTTGTATTCGTCCACGAAACCCTTGATCGCACGGAACAGCGCACGATCAACCCGATCATGGAAATACTCCTCCTGCAAGAACGGAATCACCCGCTTGCAGTAGTCGGAGTCTCCAAGCAGACCACCAATGATTGTCTTGTCAATCTGACTCACTTTAGACCCAACTCCTCATCAAGACGCGACAGCCGATCAAGTGCGTAAAGGTATCCCCAACCACGGGATTGGGCAACTCGTTCCAAATCCTCAAGCCTTGGCTCGCCGCCGAAATGATGCTCGCACAACTCCTTTCGTGCGGCATCACGCTCGGCAATCAGTTCCACAACCTTACGGCGCAGACTGCGATTCTCGTACGCTTCAGGACTCTCCATCGGTCCTCCTGAATTCGTCGTTGTTCGCGTCTGCCTCCTCCTTCTCCTCTGAACCGTAGCAGAACTCCTTCCGCGCTGCTGCGTCAATTGCCTTCAGCACATCCTCCGTGAAATACTTCTCAGGATCACGGTTGATCTGTGTCTCAAACACCGTCTTGCCGTTGGGCAATTCAATCTTCGTGGACACCTTCTTGAAGATGCCGTGCTTCAGGGCAATCTCCGTCAGCCCGTAGAACTTGTTCAGCCCGCTCTCAAAGTTCAACTGCACATCCACCATCTTGTCCTGCTTCGTGAGTCGGCTCTTGTAGGTCTTGCAGTGAATGATGTTGCCCACCACCTCACCGTCCACCTTGTCCTTCTTCTTGGACAGGTAGATGATGGTGGATGCGGCATACTTCAAACCACTACCGCCGCCCATCTCCTTCGTGGGCACATACGCGCCAATCACATCGTAAGTGTGGTTCGTCATGAGGAGAGGGATGCGAGCGTGTCCCAACTTGATGGTGAGGACACGGAACACTGCCTTCGCAACCTGCGCACGGGTCATATCGCGCACGTTCTTGCCCTCTGCGGTATCCGATATTTCCTTCTCGGTGGAAAGCATTCCAAGGGAGTCAAGCACGATCATCATGGGTGGTCGCGTGTCCTTGTCCTCCTCCAAATACTTGTCCACCACGGAAATGCACTGCTGGCGGAAGTCCTCAATGGTTGCAACAGGCAGCACGGCTACCCGCTCCGTGTCCACTCCACGAGACTGAAGCATATCAAGGGTGATTGCCTGCTCAGTGTCAAAGTACAGCACCATTGCCTGTGGACTGGAGTTGAGGAACTCTCGCACCACGTTCAGGGCAAAGTAGGTCTTGCCTGTGGCTTGCTCACCTGCAAGCGCAATGATCTTGTTGTCGGGAATCCCGCCGTAGATGGAGCCGCTGAGGAGCGCATTGAACGAATACGATCCTGTGGAGATGAATGACTTTACGTCGCTGCCGTCAAGCCCCTCCGATGCGATTGCTCCGTACTTGTTGCCTGCTACCTTCAAAATGTCTTTCAGTTTCATAATGTTTCTCCAATGCTTTAATCTGCTCGTCAATCAGAACCATCTCACTCTCACGCTCACGAATCATAGCCAACGATGAGCCTTTGTCAAGGATCATCATCCGCATTTCATCGCGGAGCAGGTCTTTCTTTTCTTGAAGAAGACCTTTCAGATATTGGCTATTGATTTTTGACATCACTCGGTGGTGAGTTTCAGTCCTGCTGGCGGCACAACAATTCCGCTGAATGCAGAATTGAACTCATTTGCAAGATCGGTTGCTGCATTTGCAGTGAACATCACATACGACGCTGGCACAGTGACGCTCTGATCCTTCACCGATGCCATCCACGGCACTACTGCAATGCTTGCACCGCCACCCTTCTGCGGCACAGGCACAACCATGCACGGATTCTTGAGGGTATATGAGGCAATGCGGTCGCCCTCAAAGTTCTCCGTTACCATTGCGATCAACTCTTCACCAGTCTGAACTTTCACGATCTTTGTTGACATGACAAACCTTTCTGTAGGGGGTTACTGTGTATGTAGTCGCACATACGGCGTTTTGGACTATCCAAATAGCGATTCAAGTGTGCTTTGGGGTTGTGGTGTCCAACCGATTGCGGTTGTGATGGAGCGCAGCGGTTCAAGAAATGCCTTGTCAAACTGCATATCGTAATCCACGTATTTGTGAATGCCGAACTCCTTTGGAAGCGTTGTGGTGAATCCGATCACTGATTCGTGAATGGGATTGGGAATCTTAAGGTACACGAACTTCATCTTCTCGCCCTCGCCAATCGCACGGTACTTGCGCGTCAACTTGTGCGTCTTCAGGAGATGATTGTGCAGTAGCGCACTCTTCACCGCGATGGGTGTTGACTTGCGGTACACCGATCCCTCGTTTGCGTAGTCGCCCATCTTGGAAACGGATCTTGGGAACGCAACCTCTTCCACAGGCAACTTCTTGAACTCGCTCTCTGTTGCCTTCACCAAGTCGTGGAGCGCGGACTCGTCGCGGAGCAGCGCAGTCTCCACCGCTGCCTTCAGTGCCTTGCGCACATACGCAGGAGTGGACGAGCGGGCAGTCTCAATGCCCATGATCTTGAACTTTGGAGACTTGTAGCGGACACCTTCGGAATCCCATACCGCAAGCATATACCGCTTCTTCGCAGTCCACACGCCCTTCTCCGCAATCACTTCGCGACCCATCACCATGCGGTTCTCGTATGCGTTTAGGATCTGTGCCAAGCGTTCAAACTCCTTGTTGATGAACGGTTGCAGCACCTCGTTGCAGAACCCGTCAAGGAAATCAACGATCTTGCCCTTGTCGGGGGACTTGCACCGCGCTGCCACACCACCCAAGCGGAGATACACGGAGTCGGTGTCTGATGCGATCACATAGTCCTCGCCGCTGCTTCCCAATATCTTGTTCAGGAAGCGGTTGAGGGATTCGCCTATCCATTGGATGCTCAACTGCCCCGACAGGGTAATGGCTTCCGCAAGATCAACGTCAAAGAATCGGAAATACTCGTTGCCGATTGCGCCGTAAGCGGAGTTCAACTGAATCTTGCGGACCAGTTGGAAGTTCTTGTATTTGGAAATCTCGTATTCAATCTTGCGCCGTTCGTGGAGAGGCGCGCTCTTGTCCAAGCCTTCCAACCGCCGCTGCGCGTCAATCATCAATTCCTTGAACCGCTTGCGCTCCGCATACATGGAGTCCATCAGTTCAGGGAGGAAGCCCCGCACCCGTCGCGTGAAGCCCACACCGTTTGCGGCAAGGCACGAATCAGTTTCCCGTGCTGCCTCCACCAACCGCTCCACAGACGGATCACCCCGCAGCACCGCATCGGGTGTGAGGCTTCCACGTGTAAAGTTTCCCTTCGTGTCAGGGGAGATGTTGTATTGCATGATGAGGTGCGGATACAGCGAGTTGAGGTCAAACGACACTACCCAATCGTGCTTGCCCACCAGCGGCTCCTTCACGAACGCGCCTGCGTATTGGTCTTCCTTCTCCGCTTCCTCCTTGCGGGGAATCACGATCCCCTTGCTCAA